AAAGCTAATACGTGACCAACGTGCATCATCACTTTTTGGTCGTAGGTGTGATAGCCAAGGTGTTTCAATAATTAGCTTTTGGAGAAAGATAGACATGTTATCAGCACGTTCTTTAGATGCTGAAATAATCATGATTTTCTTTTCTGGGTTATTAAAGAGAGTCCATAACACAAAGGCTCCAGTAATCCATGATTTACCGACTCCTCGGAATGCTTGAATCTGTAGTCGTTTTGGACCGTGTTGTAAGTAGTCTGCAATGGAGTATTGAGCACGTGTTGGTGAGGGAAGATCTAGCTGTTGCCACAGTGCTTGGAGGAAGAGCTTAAAATCGTCCTTAAGGGCTTGTAAAACGTCCATATGGTAGAATATATCTAAATGGGTGAAAAGGCGCCTTGTAGGGGCACAGAGACGCCTCTGGTGAGGGATTAGTTAGAATTGACCACTGCGTGGCATCATTAGGCGATTAAAAAATGCAGGTTTATTAGATTCTCTACCCATCTCACGTGCTACTACAAGAGATTCTTCCGAAAAACGTTTAGCTAACTCTTTATTTTTTGGAAGATTAGTAGTAATGTAGTTGTAAAAAATTTCCATTAAATCATCAGCATTTGTTGCAGTTTTAATGCTATCTAATGCTTGTTTATCAGCAGATCTAGTTACAACATGTAATTTAGAGTGAGGCACTGTACGCATATATGCCTGGCCGGGCTTAATTGTAAAATTTTCAATAGCACCACCTATTGCTGTTTCCATTTTAGCTGCATACATCCACAAATTAGTAACATCATCCATGTCACCAACTTCCATCATTTTTTCAATAATATCATTGGTAAATTTTTTAGGAATCAAGTGGTGTTGTTCAGCAAACTTTGGGCGTTCAAGTCCTTTAGCTTTAGAACCAAATACTGATTTAACGCGAGGATCAGTTGATGTATAATCGTACAGTTTATCTACATATTTTTTAGCTCGTTTTTTCAAATCTAATGAAGTTAATTCACCAGCTTTTGTGCTAAGTTTTTCCCGTTCTTTTGACCAAAAATCTAAAACGCCTTTCCATTCAGAAGATTTAGCAATACCTTCGGCAGCTCCAGGTGCTCTCCACTTTTCACTAACCGTAATTGGCATACTTGTTGGAGCCAAATCCGTTGGTGCAGCTTGTTGTAATTTAATCGAACCACGACCACCAGCTAACGCCATAGCTGGAGCTGGACCCATTGGTGTACTAGTTGGTGGTTGTACAGTAGCTTTAGGTTTAATGCCTCTAGGAATTACAGGTTTAGCAGCTTGAGAGATTCCAAATCCAGGGATAGCTAAGCTTAAACCAACACCAACAGCTTGTCCTAAAGCTTCACTGCCTGTAGCTTCACCAACCATTGCACCAGCTTCTGTTGCTCCACGTTCAGCAACACCAAAAGGTGTTTTTTCGGCGACATACTCAACACCTTCAGCTACTGTATCTAAAGCTGTATTAATAGGTTGTGGCGTAATTTGTCGTATTTGTTGTTGAAGCTGTTGGAATTTATTAAAAGAAAATTGTATACCACCACGAATTTTTTCTAAAGCGTCAGTACCTCTCTCTAACAGCTGCTCATTAGTCAGTAACTCCATAATTACCTAATATGTTCTAAAATAAGATGTTCTCTAGTTGTTATCCCAAATGTTTGTCTCATCCACGATAACCAATTACTGCTTCCTTTGTCCTGATTACACTGCCAACAGCTGGGTACAAGATTTGATGTAAGGTCTTGCCCTCCATAACAACGAGGGCGAACATGATCCAGAGTAAGTTCGTGTAATTCATAAGTTTCTCCGCAATAAACACATTGACAATTAAAATGTTCCTTAATGGCTCTTCGCCAAAGTCTTTTAGCTTCAGGACTTGTCATGGTTATTAGGTTTTGTAGGTAGTAATCAGGACTTGGAAACAGTGGAGTCATTAGGCGTATTTACCTCCCATTCGAGGACGCCTGCGATTTTTAGATTTTGATTCAAGTTTACCTTTATTAGTTCCGGTGTGGCTAGCATCTTTACCATCACCGTTACCATAAGTGCCTAGTTTTCTATTTAGTTTGTTTGCAGCAACGCGAATCTTCAATCCTTCACGGGATTTATTGTATTTAGCTTGTTGTTTAAGTCTACGACGGTTAGCTGCAGGGTTTTTGTCGTAGTAGTTTTGAGTTTTACCTTTTGCCATAAAGCCTCGTCTGGACAAGTTCAGGATCGATTTTAGGGATAACATTAGCTAGTTTATCCAACGGGTTACCGTCGTATGCTACACCGCTAATATCGTTAGTTTTAAGCCAGTCACAAGCTGCTTTTAAATCAGATGTAGTAGCTTCACCAGACTTAATTCGACTCAGAAACTCTTTAGTAACAAGGTTATGGAGTTCATTGAACTGATCTTCGGTGGCTTTTTTTGTGTTAGCCATTTTTCATAATTACTTGGTCCAGTTTTTCTTCAATTCGAATCATGTGTGCTTCCATTTTATAGAATGAGTTTTCAAAATCCGTTTTAAAGACATAATGTCTAGCCATATTTAGTTCAGCACTATCAATACGACGATCTACTTCACTAACACGACTATGAACTTCATCAATACGCCTATGTATTCGATTAGTAAGGGCTGCTAACCCTGTAATTACAGCAAGACTTGCTGCTACTCCTGCTTCAACCATACTGATCCATGAGTTTAATTAACTTATGCGAGTAATCAGGATCAGTGGCGTATCCTTCAGACTTCAAAAGGTATGCACATTCATTACGAGTTTTGGCACGATTAACACCTGTGTAGGTTTTAAAATCTTTATACCAATGGTCAACAAGTTCTTTGATACAATCGTAAGGTGTTGGGTAATCTTTAAAGGAAGCTTGGATAGTCACAGGACCATAACCATAGTCTTCCCAAGTTGTTTTAATAGTACCGTGTCCTTTAATACCAAAGTAGTTATTTTTACCAGAAGTAACTGTACCAAATGCCGACTCAAGTGCCCATTGTGCAGCTACTACTTCTGGGAACTTAGCACCAGCGGTAGCTGCAGCCGCTTTGATGCCTTCCCAAGTGTTATTATGTATATCGGGTTGTGTGGGACCATTACGCCACGTAGAGACCCACGTAGCATCATTAGAAAGACCGTCAGGACCTAGATAACGTTCTAGTTCCTGAACGGCTTTTAATTGATGAGGTAACCCTTTGTAATGTTTGATAACGTCAAAAAGGTTAATAGTCATTGCTGGGTGTGTTAGGGAACAGGAATTGCTGTTTTATATGGGTGATCAGCGGGAAGGTTTGCGGTGAGACCGTAATAATGAGCAGCCCAGCCTTCTAATTTTTGAATTATTGCAAGAGAAGGAACTATTGGCATCACAATAATTTGACGCATAATTCCTTCATAGTTACCGCTTGCTGTTATTGTGTTATATCCGCCAATCAACAGCGTTTCATCGTTTGCCGATGCAGCCCAACTTGCTTTGTTATTTACCGTTGTCGATGTTGTTGTTCCGTTTTTTCTGGCCCTAACTGTTGAGCCGTTCGCTTCAAAACTGTAAATGTAATCTGTATTTGCGGCAATAGTGCCTTGAGCATCAACACTTGACCAACTTGATGGTGCCGTGATACCAACTAAAGAAGGAGCTGCGGAATTGATGTCACCGTACCATCCAGTATCACTAAAAGTGGCTCGTCCCTTATTTATGAAAACATTGGCGCCACTGCTAGCAGCTATTTGTCCAACAAAAAACACATAAAGAGTAGAAGTAAAATCAAATGCCGATTCGTCGCCAGCAGCACCTAAAAGCCATCTTGAGGTATCGGCAAAATTAATGCTGCCTCTACCGTTCAATGAGTTTGCGGCAAATGCTGGCCGATTTCCTGCTGTAGCTTGTGTGACATGTCTATTGTTTCCACTTTTATCATTCCACTGCCTAACGGCAGCTCCGTCTGTCGCGGGAGTTATGCCTGCATCGCTAAAAATGGTGGAATTGTCGGATCCGTCCAACCACAACGCAGTGGTAATTTCAGCGGGTGTCCAGTTGTTCTTCTGTTCTCCTGTAATAACCATACCGTTTTTCAAAAGTAGGTTTCCAGGAATTGCAGTTGGGCTCATGGTATGGCTGCTCCGATAGCTGTGATTAGGTTAGACACGCGGGTGTCAAGGGCGGCGAGATCGAGGGATTCTCCGATGCTGTAGA